AAAGACAAAAACTATCTACTGTACTACCACAAATTCCTTTTAACGGACAAGTTGCAATACAACAAGGGATAATAACTTGGCAAGGTGGCGATAACATTAGTTTCGTAAATGATGGTTATTCAGCAAACGATATAGTTTATTCAATCGTTAAATTAATTGCGGATAAAGCAAAACTTGCTCCATTCCACGTTTATAAAGTAAAAGATGAAAGTTCTGCAAAGAAATACAAGGCTTTGATGAGCCAACCAGATAAGATTGAGAACTGGAAGGATGTTGAGAAGCTACATAAGAAAGCGTTTGAATTATATACAAAAGATGCACGATTAAACGAGTTATTAAAATACCCTAATGAAGAAGATACATTTGGCGATTTCGTAGAGGCTTGGTGTACTTTTAAATTAGTTACAGGTAATTCATTTGTTTACGCAAAGATGATTGAAGGTGGCAACAATGATGGTAAGCCGTATGAGTTATACGTGCTTCCTTCTCAATATATGTACGTATTAGCGGACATTCAAAACTTCCCTCCAACGATTAGCGGTTACCAATTAAATTATGGTCCACTTTGGAACTTTACTAAACAAGAGATATTACAAGATAAATACATAAACTTACAATGGAATACAACTGGCAATCAACTATATGGTCAATCTCCATTGATGGCTGCTGCGAGAAACTTGACTCGTTCAAACGAAGCGAAAACTGCGGCGGTTGCATCTTTCCAGAATGGTGGTCCAGCTGGAGTTCTTTTTATGAATGATGATAGGTTTGACCCTATTAGTGGAACACAACAAGCACAAGCACTTAAAAGAGCAGTAAGCGAAAAAGGTGGTTCTGCTAACTTTAATTCTATTGCGGTTAGTGGTTATAAAGTAGATTGGAAACAAATTGGATTGAGTCCTGTTGAATTAGATATCATTGAAAGTGAAAAGTGGGATATGAAAGCACTTTGTAATATTTACGGAGTACCTTCTCAATTATTAAACGATGCTGACAATAAGACTTACAACAACCAAAGAGAAGGAGAGAAAGCATTGACAGTTCGTTGTGCGATTCCTTTGTTAGTAGGTATTAGAGATAACTTAAATAGAAAATTACATTCGGATTGGGGATATCGTGGAACAGATATTTATGTTGACTTTGACCCAACTGTTTACGGAGAATTAGAAGCTAACAAAGCAGAGCAAGTTGAATGGTTAGATAAGGCTTGGTGGATTGCACCAAAGCAAAAGATGGATATTATGGGATTAGAGATTCCACCTTACATTGACCAAACTGAAATGGAAAAATTATACATTCCATCAAGTTTACAAAGTCCAGATGAGTTTCAACCATTAACGCTACCAAATGAATAGCCAAGAAATTATTGATAAGTTATTTGATTTAAAGGTTGACCTAAAAGCCGACCTTAGCGAGGTTATTGATGAAGTTTACGCAAAGTATCACGAAACAGTGAATATGTCTTATTCCGAGTTAAAGGCTTGGAGTGAAACTAAATGCTCACGTTTAGCGTCATTAGATAGAAGTCCAGTAAATAGGAACTTAAATCTATTGAGCAAGAAAAAAGCTGATTGGGGTGCAAATGAAGTTAAGTCGGCAAATAGAACGATTAGCTTTGTTAGTAGAATGAAAAATATGGAGCAAGGCAAACCTGTAAACAAAGAGTGTCCATCTAAAAGGGATATTTCCTTAAAGAACTGGGCATACAATCCTAACAAATGATTTGGCAAGATTATAGAAAACTATACTTAAACGCAATAAAAACCTATTCGCCAAAGTTCAAGAAAGAACTACAAAGGCAAGTGGATACTTATTGCGATACCCAAGATTTAAACGCTATTAGCGATAAGAAGATAAAAAAGACCATCCAAAACGTTCATATTGCAATGGGCGTTAAGATGGCACAAATTGCCGAGAAAAACGTTTCTAAATCGGTTAAGGGTTATTACGGACCAGAGGAATTTAAAAGTAAGCAAACGGACTTGTTTACTTATGTGATGTTGACTTATCTTGAATTAAAAGGATTAGATAATATAGCTGCCGAAATAACACAAACAACAAAGAACCAAATTCAACAATACTTAATCAAGTCTGTTGAGGAAGGTTTGACAATGCAAGAAACAATTAAGCTATTGAGAACGGCTGGTATAACGGACTACCGAGCCGAAATGATAGCAAGAACAGAAACAGGCAGAGCAGCGAACATTGGTTCTATGGTAGGCACGGCTGCAACTGGACTTGTAACTATGAAAGAGTGGATAGCAGCGAGAGATAACCGAACAAGGCGAGTGCCACGAGATATGTTTGACCATTATCATATGGACGGAATAAAAGTACCTTACGATGAAAAATTTAATGTTAAAACTAAGAATGGCGGTTTTGAGCAAATGTTACATCCTTGCGACCCAAGTGGAAGTGCTGGGGATGTTATCAATTGCCGTTGTACGTTAGGCTATGAAGCGGTAAGAGGCGAAGATGGTAAGCCAAAAAGGTTACAAGACAATCCGCCAAGAGGCGATATGGGGTTAGTATGGAATCTAATAAATAACGTGGCTTTAATGCAAATTTCTAACTTAATAAGAGATTTGTTAGCAGATTAAAAAAAATTAATAACTTTGTTATATGAGTAAGATTGAAAACAAAAGCTACAATGATATGATTTTGGATATAGAGCCAGAATCAAGAACAGTAAAAGCGTGTTGGTCAAGAATTGGAAACGTTGATTTAGACAATGATATTATCGTTGCTGAAGCGTTTACCAAGACTATCAAAGAACGTGGACCAAAAGGAAAGAATATGATTTGGTCTTTAGTAGACCACAAAGCTGATATGGCACATACTTTAGGTAAGCCTAAAGAGTTATACATAGAAGGCGATATGCTTGTTGCGGTTACTGACTTAATAGAAACTGAATGTGGCGAAGATGCTATCAAGTTATATGAAGCTGGTTTAATCAATCAACACTCAATCGGTTTTAGTACGTTAAAGTCTGATGTAAACCAAAAGACTGGTGTGCGTACAATCACAGAGTTAAAACTATATGAAGGTTCTGCGGTTCTTTGGGGTGCTAATCCAGAAACTCCAACATTGGGTTTCAAGGGTGAGTTCAAAGAAACTAAAGAAAACTTATCAATAAGATTAGAAAACTTAATTAAGGCATTTAGAGGTGGTACATTCACAGATGACACCTTTGCTTTAATGGAGATTCAAATAAAACAAATACAAGCCGAGTTATTGGCTTTGGAAATTACTGAAACAATCACTCAACCCGCTGAAGCAGTTGAGCCGACACCAGTGGTAGAAGAAAAGAATAACGAAGAAGTATTAAAGGCAATTAAGCAATTTAACAATCTATTTAAAAAGTAAAAATGGAAAATTTAATCAACGAAATGGCTGAGAACCTTAAAGGTTTTCAAGCTAATGCAGAAGCTCAAATTAAAGAGGTATCTGCACAAGTAACTGTTGTAAAAGACGAGTTACAAAAACAAATTGACGGACAATTAGCTGCACAAAAGAAAGCTGCTAAAAGAGAAGTTAAATTTATGGATGAAGTTATTATGGAGAAATTAGATGGTAACTTTGAAGCAATGGAAAAGTCTTTAAAGAATAGCGGTAAATTCCGTTTAGACTTATCTGATGTTAAGACAATGACTTTAAGTGGTAACTTAACTGGTGATTCTCAAGCAACTTATGCTCCAAATCCAGCTATCCAACCATCTCAAAGTTTAAACTTTAGAGATTTAATCCCTACTGTTAGAAGTGAGACTGGATTGTATGTTTACTATCGTGAGAACGCTGGTTTAACTAACAACATCGCTGCTCAAACTGAAGGTTCTGATAAAGGTGAGAACAACTACTCTTTAACCGAAGTTAAAGTTGTAAACGATTACTTAGCTGGTTTCTCAACTTTCTCTAAGCAAATGTTGAAGTCTTTACCTTTCTTGACACAAACTTTACCAAGAATGCTACAAAGAGATTTCTTCAAGGCTGAGAATGCTGCGTTTTTCTCTACTGTATCTGCTGCTGCAACTGGTTCAACTACAACTGCTGAAACTAACGATTTGTTACAATTAGTAGATTATATCGGTAACCAAAAGGCTGCAAACTTTGTACCTTCTTACGCTTTAGTTTCTCAACAACAAATGGGAAAATTATTGAAAGCAACTATTGCTGCTGGTTATTATGCTGGTGCTGGTAGTGTTATTGTAAACCCTAATGGCGGTATGACAATCTGGGGAGTTCCTGTAATTTCTGCATCTTGGGTAACTAATGACAAAGTATTAATCTTTGATTCAAGCTACTTAGAGAGAGTTGAAGTTGAAGGTTTAGCAATTGAGTTCTCTTATGAGAATGGCGAAAACTTCCAAAAGAACTTGGTAACTGCTCGTATTGAGTGTTATGAGGACATCAACTTAATGTTGACTACTTCTGCTATCTATGCTTCAATTAACGCATAGTTCTAAGGTTTAGTAAATAAATGACCCCTGCCAATTCGGTGGGGGTTTTTTATTGGAATAAATTAAGTAATTTTGTAAAAAAAGGATATGTCTTATTCTAATTATATTAATGACTTTAGTGCCGTTCCTATCGCACCAATAACAGAGCCAGTTACTTTAGCCGAAGCAAAATTATATTGCCGTGTTACTACAAGTGCTGAAGATACTTTGATTACGTTAATGATTACACAAGCAAGAGAAGCTATTGAAGTGGCAACAGGATTGAGTTTGATACCAAAAGACATAACTACTTACTTTAACAACGTAAGTGGTAATTTTGACATTCCATTTGGACCAGTTGACATTGATACGTTTGAGTTGTTTGATATGGAGCAAAACGGAATAGAGATTACAACACCTAATCTACAATTAATAGGCAACGAGTTCCCAAAACTATCATCTCCAAGATATGCCAATTTAAAGGCTACTTATGAGGCTGGTTACACAACCATTCCAAAAGACCTTAAATTAGCCATATTAGACCAAATCTCTTACGATTACGAAAATAGAGGCTTGGATGGTGATTCTGGTATTTGTGAAAAGTCTTGGAAAGCCTGTCAAAGATGGACAAGAATAAGCCCAATTTTATAATATGAAGTTAGGAAAAGCGAAAGCAAACTACGTTGATGCCAACACAATGACTCGTCAAGTTGGAATCTATGCTCCAACAAGGACAAGTGATGGTCAAGGTGGGTACACAACCACATTTGCCCTACAAAGCACAGTTTGGGGCGATTTAAGACCAGATAATCAAGTTCGTGAGATAGGAGAGTCGGAATTGCAATTTGACCAAAGAAACCGCCTTTATATTCGTTTTGGAGTTACTATATTAGATTCTTACGAGGTAGAGGTTGAAGGCGATAGATACACAATACATTCCATTAAGAACGTAGAGAACCAAAATAGGTTCTTGGAGTTAATAATTTACAAGTAATGGCTGGTTTTACTTTTGATATAGGAAATTTATCCGATGTATTAAAAAAACTTGATACATTAGATGCTAAGATACAACAAGAAGTTAAGGATGAAATAAATGCTTCGGCTTTAAATATTGAAAGTATGGCTAAGAGATTAGCACCAGTCAATATGAATACTTTAAGAGGTAGCATTTATAAAAAAGAAAGAGATGTTGAAAAGGGTATTGTTTATACTGTTGGAGCAAAGGCTTCTTATGCTGCTTATGTAGAATTTGGAACTGGTGGTAAAGTAAGTATCCCAGCTGGATTTGAGGAGTTAGCTGGTAATTTTAAAGGTAGAAAAGGTGGTAAGTTTGAAGATATGGTAGAGGCTTTAATGCAATGGGGTATAAGAAAAGGATATATTCAAGCTGGCAAAGATGCAAAAAAACACGCTTTTTTTATGGCTATTAAAATACTAAAAAATGGATTAAGACCACAACCATTCTTGATACCAGCATTTGAAGCAGAAAAGCCTAAATTGATTAAGAACATATTAAACGTTATGAAGAATGTTAAATCCTAATATAGAAATAAAGAAATGGTTTTATACCAACTTGACAAGTGCAAGTGGATTGGTTGTTTACGATGGTTTTGCTCCAGAGGGTGCTGGTGATGAGTATATTGTTATGACTGGCAGAACGGCAAGTCAAGAACAAGGCAAAGCTGGATATACAAATAGTATTTCAATCACAGTTGATATTATTACAAAAAATGCTAACTTTGGATATAAACGTGCTGAAGCTATAAGCGATTTGATATTAGAAGATATAAACTCGGATACAACAATAACCTTATCAAATGGTTTTGGTGCATCAAGTTTAAGTGTTGAAAGCATTAGGAATTTGGATGGTTTAAATCCTTTAGATAACGTTTTTAGAGTATTAATAACATATAATATAACCATAACTCAAAATTAAAATTAAATAAAATGGCAGAAACAAAAGTAAGCGGTAGAGATTATATCCTCTTAGCTGACATTAACAATGATGGAACATTCAAGCCAGTTGCTTGTTTGACTTCTAACTCTTTGACATCAACTTTAGGAACAATTGATGCAACTTCTAAGTGTGGCGACCAGTACACTCCAAATCAATCATTTAACCAATCTTTTGAATGTGAAGGTTTTGCGATTGATGAAACAGGTACTCCTTCTAAAGATAGCTACCAACAATTGTATACGGCTCACGCTGCTCAAACTTTATTCGCAATTAAGATGGGTAAAGCTACTCCAGCAGCAGGTGATGTTTATTATGGTGGTGCTGGTCAATTAGTATTTATTAGCAACTTTAATGTTAATGCTGCTGATAAAGATGATGTGAAGTTTACTGCAACATTTGTAGTAAGTGTTCCACCAATTACTCAAACAGAGCAATCATAATAAATAAAAAAAACTATGTTCCAATTAAAAACTAACAACAACACAATCCACCTAAAGTGGGGTACTTGGTCAATGCGTGAGTTTACTAAACAAAACAATATCGGTATTGATGAATACTTCAAAGTTCTTGCAACGGCTCAAACAAGTTTAGACATTATAGTTCAGCTTGTTTACATTGGTTACAAATCTGCTTGTGTAAGCAAGAAAGATGAAGTTATATATACCATTGATGATGCTTGCGAATGGATTGATGAAGTGGGTTCTATTTTCAGCGAAGAAGGTCAAATTATTGACTATTTAAAATATATCGTTGAAAGTACAGTCCACACCATTACAGGTGCAAAAAAGGAAGAAGAAAAAAAAAAGCCTAACAAAGCTAAGCTGGGATGATATCTTAGTTAAAGCTGCGGAGTGCGGAATAAGACCAAATGAATTTTGGGATATGACTTGGAAGGACTTTTCCATTATCGTTTTAGGTAAGGAAAGAAACGAGTTAAACGAATGGGCAAGGACAAGAAACCTTGCCTATATTGTATATTTAAGTTCTACTACCGAGAAAACACCAAAATCAATGAAATCTTTTTGGAGCATACCAGAGTTAGATAATGCTGATATTGATGAAGAAAGAGTGATGATAACACAAGAACAATTGGCAAGGACACTTAAATTGTACGGAGTAAATTAATAAAGATGGCAGAAATTATAGATTTAAATATTAATATTGGTGCTAATACTGCGGACTTTGAAGGTTCTTTACAAAAAGCACAAAATCTATTAAGACAATTTGAAGCTGCATTAAAAAAAGCAACTAATGTTGGAGAAATTAATTATTTAAATAATTCAATTAAAACTCTTAATGGTACAATTGCTAATATAAACCAACAAATGAATAAAGTTGGTAGACCAACTGCCGATGCAACAACTGCTTTATCAAACTTGTCAAGAGTTGCACAGGATGCTCCATATGGATTTATTGGTATTGCAAATAACTTAAATCCTTTATTAGAATCATTTCAGCAATTACAAAAGAAAAGTGGTAGTGCAACAGAAGCATTAAAATCAATGGCTGCTGGATTAGTAGGACCAGCTGGTATTGGTCTTGCTTTAGGTGTTGTATCTTCTTTAGCGGTTACTTTTAGTGATGAAATTGCTGCGTTCTTTAAAGGTCCAACTGAAAAGCTAAAAGAATTTAGAGCAGAATTAGCAAAGATTTCACAAGATTTATACAAAGTAGTTGGAGAAGCACAAGCAAATAGAACAATAGGTTTAAATTTAGTTAGTGTAATTGCTGGTGGAACTCCTGCCCAGCAAGAAGAAGCATTAAAGAAATTAAAGATATTATATAAGGATAGCAAAGATATTCAAGCATTAAAAATTGGTGCTGACACTACATATATGACTCATTTGGTCAATATGGCATCTAAGCAAGAAGAATATAATGCTAAAGAAAAAAATAATGCACAAGCATTATCCTTAATATACGAGAATCAAAAGAAAACAATAGCCGAAAGAGATAAGGCATTAAAAGCAGTTAAAGGCGATATTATTACTGGTGGTGGACCTGGCGGTGGTGCTTCTGTTATAACTGCGGAGCAACAAATAGCGAATATTAATAAAAGGTATAATCCAATTTTAAAGGAATTAGAAAAACAAATTATATCTGCTAAAAGTAAAAATTTAGAATTAGCTAATGCTTTATCAGTATTTGAAACACCAGACCCAAAAAATAATAAAAAAGATTCACCTGTTGTAGCATATACAAAGGATGAATTAAGAAAAATGGATGAATATGTTGCTAAATTAAAAGCAAGAAGAAAAGAGGCTGAATTTGTGCTTAAAAATGAATCATTTAAATTATTTGAATTACCATCTGAAAGGATAAAAAAAGAAGATACAAGAAAAAACTATTTTGAAAAAAGAGCTAAAGACTTATTAGAAGAATCTAATCAAAGTGGATTTGGTGCTTTTGTGCAAAATAAAATCAAACAAGATAAAGCTGAAATAGATTCAGATGAGGCTCGTAAAAAAAGGTTAGAAGATTTAAATAAAAAATATAGTGATATTGCACAAAATATTTCACAAAATGTAACTGGTGCATTATTTGGAATGTTTGATGCTATGCAACAAGGATTAAGTGCTGGTGAGGCATTAGGTCAAATGTTTAGTAGATTGGCAAGAAGTATTGCTGAATCTTTAGTTCAAGCTGCTTTATTTGCTGGTATTTTATCTTTAATAAGTGGTGGTGCTTCAAATGTTGCAGGAGGTGGTGTTTCATTTTTTGGTGCATTTAAAAGTATTTTAGGATTAGCAAATGGCGGAATTGCAACTGGTCCAACATTAGCAATGATTGGTGAGGGAAGCGAAAGCGAAGCGGTTTTACCTTTAAGTAAACTTGGTAACATAATGCAATCTTCATTTAACGCTGGTTCAATGAATAGCACAAGTGTAGGACAAAATGGTCAATTTGTATTAAGAGGAAATGATTTGATATTAGCAATTAATCGTTCTAACTCGGCTTTAAACTTAAGGAGAGGTGTTTAATTATGGCATATAATTTAAAATACAGAGTAACAAGCGCAACGCAAAATAATACTATTTCAGTAGTTGAAATGTATATTGATGAAGCAGTTGCAAGTGTAATTGATTATGATGGGGTTAGTATTCAGTTACAATATATTCCAAGGTCGGATGATATTTACGAGCCAATTTATGCAAGTCAATTATCTATTGCTATTGATGTAACTGATGACCAAAACAATTTACCGAACTTTGTTACTTTAAACGATAGAAAGTATTTAGTAAAATTAAAGATTGACGGAGTTGTAAAATGGACAGGATGGGCTTTAAGTGATAATGTTCAATACTCGTTTACAACAGGTAGAAAGGAATTAAGTTTTGATGCAATTGATGGTTTAGGTATATTAGATTATTTCCCTTATCCTTTCGTAGAAACTGGTATTGTAGCAAAATTTACTCCAGTTAAAATATTAGATTTTTTCACTACTTGTTTAAATCAAATAGGTTATCCAAGTGGGTTAAATATATATACAGTTTGTTCTTATTATTCTCAATATATGAATAATAGGAACGTAAATACTTATGACGAACCTTTTAATCAAGGATATTTAAGACCTAACTATTTTCTAAATAGTGATGGCAGTTATGAAAGTTGTTTACAAGTATTATCTAAAATATGTAAGTCTTTTGGTTGTAGAATATATCAAGCAAACAACAAATGGAATATAGTAGCAATAAATGAAATTGCTTCTAATGATTATTTTTATACAGAATATTTAGCAAATGGTACTTATTCAAGTACAGGTATTGCTTCGGTAATTAATATAGTTGAATCATACAATGGTAATACAAGTGGATTATACTTTGTAGATAATTCACAAGTAAAGATATTTAAGAAAGGGTACAACAATTTTGTGCAAAACTACAATTTAGAATATTCGCCTAATTATATTGGTAACAATAATCTAAAAACACAAGTCGCTGGAGTACCTGTTTTATGGACTACTTATACACAAGGAACAGGTGGTAGTGTTACATTAATAACTAAAACATACGAATCAAGCGATAGATATCAATTGATTACAGGTGTAAATGCTGGTCCAGTAAAAGGTTACACATACATATCTGCAACTGTTTCTTCTGGTTTACAAGGGGATACTTTAACTTATTCCAATGCATTTTATGACCAAGAATTAGCTAAAAAAAGAGGTCGTTTAATTATACAAGTAACAGGAACAGGTGGTGGTGCGCCATCTTATTATTTTAACGTAGATAAATTGTGGCAAGATGCAACTACTGCACCTTTTGACAATTATTATTTAATAGATGAGGTTGATGAGAATGTAATCAATAACTTTTCTATTACTACAACACCTTTGCCGATAAGCGGAACGATTACTTTAAGATTAGAAATATTTGATAATGCAAGTTGTTCTACTTCAATAACTGTTGGGGATTTTGTTTTATCTTTTCAATCTCCTATATCATTAATTAAAACTACTTCAATATTAGATTCAAATAATCAATATACTTTAGAATTAGATTTGCCATTTGGCTATCCTATTTATAGTGGTGATGGAATTAATAGACAATTATCTAATCCAGCTTTGGGCAATATTTTAGTATTAAATAATACTGTTTTTGTGTCTGCAACAGGTTGGTATAAATTTGGGGTAAGTGGTACTTTTCAAGGATTATCACAATTGATAATGAAAGAATATATAAATGCTTATAGAAGGAATCTTATAAATATTGATTCTACCATATTTGGTTTAGAAAATGCTGAAGGTACATTTAACGCTGGTTCGGTAATTCAATTTACGGATACTGACCCAAGTCAAATAAACGTATCTGAAAAGTATTATATGACTGGCAATATGTCTATAAACATAGTTTCTGGTGAAATACAATCAACAGTTTTGGATATTTCTAATGTTGAAATAGAGAGCAATATTTTAACTATTTATACATTAGATGGGATAAATTATAATTAAAGGTTAAATTTGTAATATGGCAGCAGTAATAGGAAATAACGTAATGCTTTATTGGCATAGAACAGATGTTGACCCAGAGGTTGATGTCGCTTTTGCGTGTAGTACAAATTGTACGTTTAATGTAAACGTAGACCAAAAAGAGGTAACAAGTCAATCAAGTGCTTGGTTTAGAGAATATAAAAATGATGTGGCTACTTGGAGTGTAAATTGCGATGGGTTAATTACTTTGACTGGTTTTTCTTATTTGTTTATGTTAGATAAGCAATTATCAAGAGAGCCAATAGAGATTAAGTTTGTAGTGGATAACGGGGTTGATGGTTTGACTATTATTAACGGAACTTGTAATATATCAAGTTTAGCAATAAACGCACCACAAAAGGATGTGGCTACTTACAATATTAGCCTACAAGGTACAGGTGCATACAATACAACAGGAACGGAGGTTGACCCAAGCGGTGTGATTATAGTAGGTTCAAATCCTGTTAAGACAAAAGGTTACACGGCAAGTGGTGGCGAAACATCAATTACTTTTGCGGACACAATCGGATATGCTTGTTTGTACGTTTCAAGAGGTGGTGTGGATGCACAAAACATTTTAACAACAGGAACTCCAACAGGTGATGATGTTAAGTTTATAAGTTCAACTGGGGTTCTTACTTTTGGTAGACCTTTAGAAGCTGGGGAGTATATTCGTGGATTATTTCAATAAAATATTATGAGTCAATTACAAGTTACAGGCGAAGCAAAGATTAGGGATATACAAGGTCCAGTAGTGGCTAATAGTGGTGTAATAACTGCTTTAGATGGTGCTGCTTCTCAATATGTACGAGGTGATGGTACGTTAGCTGACTTCCCAACATCAAGTGGTGGCGGTAGTTCGGTTAGTTACTATCTTAATTCAAGTGTTTCACAAGGTACAATAGGAGGTGTTGCTTATAGAGAATTAAGCAAAGAGCCAATCATAGGTGCTGGAACTGACATTGCTATATCGGCTAACGGATATGTAGCGAGTTATTTAACTGATGCTAATGACCCTGATGTAATATTGATTCCTGGCGGTAACTTTAATTGTGAGTTTTATTTTAGCGTAAATAATAACACAGGTAACCCTTTTTTCTATGCAGAACTTTATAAGTACGATGGTACTACTTTTACTTTATTAGGTTCAAGCGTTGGAGTTCCAGAGTATATTACTCAAGGAACTGTAATTAACCCTTACTATTTTGCTATTCCTGTGGCTACTGCTAATTTAGCTTTAACGGATAGATTGGCAATTAGAATCTATGTAAACGTAGATGGTAGAACAGTTACTTTACATACTGAGAATGGACATTTGTGTCAAGTAGTTACCACCTTATCTAAGGGTATGGTTTCTTTAAATAACTTAACTGACCAATCACAATTTATAACCACAGGAACAAGCGGAACTAACTTTGCTATTGTTTCAAGTGGGGATACGCATACTTTTAACCTACCTGTGGCTTCGGCTACAAATACAGGTAAATTAAGTTCAACTGATTGGAGTACGTTTAATAATAAGTTAAGTACGGCTGCTGCTGCTTCAACTTATGTGCCATATACAGGAGCAAATGCAAGTGTTGATTTAGGAGCATTTAGTTTAACTGCGGATACACTTAATTCAGTTGGTATTTTTTCAATTGGTTCTGGAACGCAAAGTGGATATATTGGTATAAAACAAGGAACAACATTTCTTGGTAATATTACTGGCTATAATAGTATAAATGCAAATGGAACAAAATTTATATTAATATCAGATATTGGTTCAAGTAATTATAAATCAGCAAGTTTTCAATTAAGTTCATTAACTAACAATACTGAAAGAACTTACACTTTACCAAATGCAAGTGGTACTTTAGCATTAACAAGTGATATTTCATATCCTGTAACAAGTGTATTTGGTAGAACAGGTGCGATTGTAGCGGTTAGTGGCGATTATAACACAAGCCAAGTAACTGAAAATACAAACCTTTATTTTACGGATGCAAGGTCAAGAGCTGCTTTAAGTTTTACGGCAGGTAGTGGTGCTTACAATAGCACAACAGGGGTAATAACAATACCTACAAATAATAACCAAATCACAAATGGTTCTAATTTTATAACCTTAACTTCTTTAAGTGCAGGTACAGGAATAAGCTACAACAATACAACAGGGGTAATTACTAACTCTGCTCCTGACCAAACTGTTTCTTTAACGGCAGGTGCAGGTATATCTATTAGTGGTACTTATCCTTCATTTACGATAGCTTCTACTATTACTCAATATACCGACGCTTTAGCAAGAGCAGCGATTAGTTTGACCACAACAGGTACAAGCGGTGCTGCAACTTATAATTCAACAACAGGGGTGTTTAACATTCCTAACTATGCACCAGATTTAAGTGGGTACGTTCCAACAAGTAGAACTATAACTATTAACGGAACTTCATTTGATTTAAGTGCGAATAGGTCTTATAGTGTAGGAACAGTTACAAGCGTAGGATTATCATCTGCAACAAGTGGTGTAACTATTGGTTCAACTCCTATCACTACAAGTGGTACGATTTCTTTAGCTATTGCTACTGCAAGTGGTTCACAAAATGGTTTACTTTCAAGTACAGATTGGACTACGTTTAACAACAAGCAAAGTGCATTAACTAACCCTGTAACAGGAACAGGTACAACAAACTACCTACCTAAGTTTACAGGTGCAAGTACAATAGGAGATAGCGTAATACAAGAAGTGAGTTCTAATATTGGAATAGGTGTAAGTCCTTCATATAAATTAGATGTAAATGGGGCTGCTCAATTTAGAGATGATATTCGCTTCAGCACTACAAATAGTTCTATTGGTTATACAGATGCAATTAGATTTGTAGAATTAGGTGTAGCTACAAGAATGACATTATCTTCAGGCAATTTAGGATTAGGAGTTACACCGAACACTTGGACATTAGGTAAAGCAATTCAAATAGGTGCATTAAATGGTTTGAATTTATTTGGTGGAAGTGGAGTTGCACAAATTGGTAATAATGTTTATTATAATGGTGGATATTTTTATGGTGCAACGGGTACTGCTACTCTATATACTTTTGATAATGGTGGGCATAATTGGGCTATTGCTCCTTCTGGAACGGCAGGTAACGCTATATCATTTACCCAAGCAATGACCTTGTTTAGTACAGGAAATTTAGCAGTAGGCACAACTACCGATGCAGGATATAAGTTAGATGTTAATGGTACAGTAAGGGTATTAGGTTCTACTTCTTCTGTATTATATATTGAAGGTAATGTTGGCAATAGTAAAAATATATTCTTTAAGTCCACAGGTGCAGCAGATAATTCAATAAGATTATATCAAGATGGCGGCACTAATAATTTTATAATAGCAACAGGAGATGGAACAGTTGCTCCAACAAATAGATTTACAATAGCTTCTACTGGAGCTGCTACATTCTCAAGTAGTTTGACGATAGGAAACACTTTTAATATTAACACAGAGGCTTGGGTACAATTTCTTGGCAACAATGTTTTATTAGCAGATGGAGATTTTACAATTTTACAAACAAGTGGGACAGGTTTAATGAGGTTTAGAAATAATTCTGCACAAAATTTATTAACATTAGCTAATAATGGTACTGCTACATTTAATAGCAATGATGCCAATGGTTGGTACGGAGGATTTTCTAATTCAGGAACAAACTTTGCTTATATAGGAGCAACTTTACAATTTGCAAATAGTGGTGGAACTGCAACAGATTTTGGCATTAGGTCTGCTAATGCAATAGCATTTTATACAAGTGGTGGAAACGAACGAATGAGAATCACATCAGGGGGTAAAGTAAACATAAACAATACTTCTAACACTAATTATCAGTTGTATGTAGATGGTGGTTCAAGTCCTGCTTTTGCTGCTTATAGTACTTCTCCTAATAATCAATTTAAACTTGCAGGAACAGCACCTGGACTTACAATTTCTAATACAATAACCTCTCCTACAATAGGTGGTGCTTTAGGTGCTTGTACTTCTGCAAATGATTTTATAACAGGAACGGCTGCAGGGGATATGATTTTAATTAATCAGTATACAGGTAATAAGCTTTACATAACCAACTATTCAGGTGGTGTTTATTTAACACAAGGTGCTACTTCTTGGACTGCTAATTCAGATATAAGAATTAAAAATATAAATTCACATATAACAAATGCGGTTGAGAAATTATCTACTTTACAAACAATAAACTTCTGTTATAAAGATGACATTTCTAAAAAAGAGAATTTAGGATTGATAGCTCAAGAGGTTGAAATGGTATTCCCTGAATTAATAGAAACAAATAATGATGGAATATTAGGGGTAAGATATACTGAATTAATACCTGTATTAATAGAAGCTATAAAAGAACAACAAGAGCAAATAAAAGAACTTAAACTAGAATTAGATAAAATAAAAAATAAATAAAATGAAGGAAATTCAACCAATTCAAATTTGGCAAAATGGTGTATTCGTAGAAGCAGTTTACCTTAATGCTTGGGCAGTAAATGTAACTTTAGGAACAAGTGCAGTATTTTGCTATAACCTACTTAGTGCTAATCAACAAAGATTACAAGATGGTAATTTAACAATGACAGGAGAAGCCTATGCACAATGGGAAGTAGATTCTTATGCTTGGGATTGGGTTGCTGCTGAACTTAACCTAACAATTACAGGTGATTATGTACCTCCAGTACCAGAACCAATTGTTGAAGAAGCTATTGAAGAAAATATTGAAGAATCAATTTAATTGAATATTTAACTATATTTGTATATAAAATAAAAACTATGATAACAATTAATCAAGAACAAATCAAGGAATTAGAAGCGTTTATCAACACAATCCCAACTGCTTATGGTTTACCATTATTGCAGTTTTTAGGTAAGTTAAACGCAGAACAAAATCCACCACAAGAATCAACTGAAGCGTAATGGTACATAATAGCAATCAATCGGACTTATTAACTATTGTTAGCGGAACATCCGCATTTATTAGTGTTGCAAATGTGCAACCGATAGTTTCACTTATAGCGAGTTTGATTGCTATTGTTTCTGGTCTTTTAGCTGCAAGATATTACATTAAAGCTACCAAAAGATTTAAGTAATGAAAGATGTAGTAATCGTTCTATTAGTGGCGGTTCTAATCTTTTTTATCGCAAGTGAGGCACGATACACCAAAAGTGAACCTGTAATCTTAACTGATACAGTTTACCAACAGAAAACTTTTACTAAGTTTATAAAGGGAAATTCAATCCCTTTTGTAGTTTTAGACACAATTTACATAGTTGAAACGGACACAATTACAATCGTTAAGGATTACAACCAAGTAAAGGTTTATTCCGATACTATGCGCATAGATTCTTTAGGATACGCATACATTCAAGACACAATCAGTCAAAATAAGATACAAGGCAGAGGTTTTAGTGCCAATTTTAACCTTCCGACCATAACAATTACCAAATTAATAGAGCCAAAGTCAAAGAACCAGCTTTATTTGGGATTTATAGGCGATTTAAAGCATTCTAACGGACAAATTGGGATAGGAGGTTCAATTGCTCTTAAAACGGCTAAAAACACCTTATATACGGCAACGGCAACAATGAACGGATATTCTTTTGGATACTATAAAAAGTTTTAATATGAAAAAGTTTATTATTTCAATGTTTAGTGATGAAGTAGGTGCTATGAGCCACAAAAGGATTTTAGCTTTTATAGGTTCAATTTGTCTTTATACAACTTTTGTAATTACTAAAAGCGACCATTTAGGCGATTTAGTTTTTTATATGAGTATGGCATTTGCAGGTTTAACAACTATTGATAAATTCAGTAAATAATGGAAAACAACGAAAAAAGAGCATTTGCAATTGGTTTTGTATTATGGGTAATTGGTTTAGTTTACTTTATAAATCAAGTAATATGATTTCCAAGAAAGCAATTGAAATGATTATTAAGCACGAGGTCGGAGGTAGAGCCGTGTACGAAAAAAGATACCAAAAGCCTATTTGGGCTGGAGGCGATTCGGGCTGCACAATTGGCTTGGGCTATGATTTGGGTTATGTAACCGAAAAACAGTTCTTTAGCGATTGGCAAGGCTTAAATTTAAACTTTATTAATGCGCTAAGAAAAGTAGTAGGGATAAAAGGTGAAGCCGTTAAATCAATGATGCGTGGCGAAATACTGCAAGTTAGGATTCCATACAATTTTGCCTATGATGTATTCGTTAATAAGTCGCTACCTAAATACTATGCTTTGACTAAAGCCATTTATCCAGAACTTGACACTTTAAACGAGGACACAAGAGGTGCGTTGGTTTCAATGATTTATAACAGGGGAAATAAGTTAGATGGCGATAGGCGAAAGGAAATGAGGGCAATAGTTGACCTTGTGGCAAAAAAAGACTACGAGGGCATAGCTGACCAAATAGAAAGGTCTAAAAGACTTTGGGAAAATGTTGGATTGGATGGTTTGGTCAAACGTAGAGAAGAAGAAGCAGATTTGATTCTAAATAGTATCGCATAAAACCAAAACCTATGGCAACAACAAAAACAAAACGCAAAAGGCTTTTTTTTGACATTGAAACAAGTCCAAACATTGGTTTATTTTGGGAAGCTGGTTATAAGAAAAACATTGACTATTCAAACATAATACAAGAAAGGGCAATTATTTGTATTTGTTATAAATGGGAAGATGATAAGGAGGTATATGCTTTACAATGGGATGCAAAGCAGAATGATAAAAAAATGCTTGAACAGTTTATTGAGGTTGCAAACGTAGCTAATGAATTAGTAGGGCATAATGGAGATAAGTTTGATTTAGCTTGGATTAGAACAAGATGCTTATTTCATAAAATAGAAATGTTCCCAAAATACACAACAATTGATACATTAAAAGTTGCAAGGCAAAAGTTTAGGTTTAACTCTAACAGGCTTAATTATATAGCTGATTTTTTAGGTATAGGACAAAAGATTAAAACAGAATATAGTCTTTGGAAAAATATTCTATTGCACAAAGACAAAGCTGCAATGGAGGCTATGATTAAGTATTGTAAAAAAGATGTGGTTTTATTAGAAAAGGTATTTAAAATGCTTTCAAATCACATAGAGCCTAAAACTCATTATGGGGTAATATTTGGGGAGGATAGAGGCAGTTGTCCAGAGTGCGGTTCGGATGATTTAATCAGAAATAATAAGGTTGTAACGGCTACTGGTTTAACAAGGATACAATTCAAGTGCAAAACTTGTAATAAATTTCATTCAAAGACTGATAAGTAATCGTGTTTAACCACGTATCTTTGTAAGAAAATATCTTATGAAATTATGTAGTAAATGCGACATTGAAAAGGATTTAACTAATTTTTACAAGCATAGTGCAATATGCAAAGAGTGTAAAAATGAAATAACAAGAATGTACAGGTTTAAGAATAACAATATCTGTACAAGGCGATATGAGAAGACTAAAAAAGGATTTTTGGTTAGAATGTATAGAAATATGACAAGTAGGGTTAAGGGTGTGCAAAAAGATTATATACATATCTATCAAGGGTTGGATATTTTGCCAAAGGAACAATTTTATGAATTTGCGTTAAATAATAGTGAATTTCATAGGTTGTTTAAAGAATGGGAAGATGCATTGTATGAAAGAAGGTTATGTCCAAGTATTGATAGAATAGATACTAAATTTGGATATACATTAGGAAATATTCAATTTTTAACGATGTCCGAAAATGCATCAAAGACATCAAGAAGGAAATATAAATAATTATGAGATACCCTAAAAACTTTGCAAAATTGACACCAATACAACAAGAGCAATGGTTAGTTACTAAACTAATTGAACTGCACAACTTAGAGCAAGAAATCAAGTTAACATTAGGCAAGATAAGAGGTGGTGAGAAACTTATATTTAAAGAAATAGACAGACCAGATTTAGCTTTATTAAAAGATGAAGATTAAAGTTATATATCGCAAATTAGGTAGGGAACAAGCTCACGGCATTGCTGAAAGTGATGGTGTAGTTTATATTGACTCACGGCTAAAAGGCAAGAAGCAGCTTGAAATCCTATTGCACGAGTGCTTACATATACTTAATCCAATGGATGATGAAGATGCAATTATTGAGAAAAGTGTAACTTTATGTAAGGTTCTTTGGCAACAAGGATACCGAATGGTTGATAATTCTAACGATACACCATTACAAGATGGTTCTAAATAGTTGTTCGTTCATAGTTCCTCACCCCTAAAAAGGTGGGGTTTTTTATATATCTTTGGCTTTCATATTGGAGAACTTAGGTTTAGCCACCCTTTTAGTCTTATTAGGGTGGTTTTTTATATAATAAACTGGACAAAGTAAACCTATAACTTGACACATATCCCAATAAAGTAAGTCAATTACTTGACTTTTTGACTTATATACCATTTATCCTTATTATTTGCCGTTCATCAAATTTATTTAAAATAATTAGCTTGTTTGATAAAGTTATAAGGTTTTACCCTATCTTTGATTTCATAAACCAAAACAATATGATATTCAATTTTAAAAATGCAACACCATTGCAAGAATTAAATGCTTATAAAAATGGTAAGCATATAAATTTAAAACTATACAATAAAGCATTATCATATTTGAATAATGGGTATAGTTACCAATTGGTAGTAGATAGTTCTAAAGAGCCAATAAAAGTATTAAAAGTTATTAAAGGAAATAAATTTTAAACCAAAACAAACCAATATGAACAGACTAAAAACTCCACAGGAAAAAGCAAACGAACGCTACAAAGCTGAAAGCATCAAACCGATTTACGCATTTATTATTGTATGCGTGGCATTTTTAATTACCGCAATCCTTCAAAACATTTAAGTATGACACCAATTAAACTTTATATCCACACTTTAGAAACTAAATTATTAACTATGCCTAAAGATGGCTATGTAAGAGAAACAGTACAAGCCTGTTTAGACTTAGCAAAAGGCATTAATGAAATCTATGAAAACCCTAATAACAACATTAGTAACGAATCAAATCAAGACTAACCTACAAACCGAAGCCGACTCTAAAGGCATAACATTAAGTAAGTTGGTTTATAAAATCCTAAAACAATATGAGCAAACTAATCTATCAAGAGAAACAACTAAAGTTGCACAAAAGAGCAACAATCCTACTGGAACTGCTAAAACAAGCACAGGGAAGGCAAAATCTATTTGAGGCTGACCTTGCTGAATGGAGGCGAGGTTTGGATGATACAAGGACAATGATAAGCGAGGAGGACTTACTAATAAAGATTGCAAGGATGAATGACATCCAGCGCAGAATCCTTAAAAGCTACCATTACCTAATTCTGGACCTTTATACCTTAACAGAGGACTTTATGTTACCAATAAACCTTTTACATTTCTAATGAAAGAAGTACACAAAACGTATATGGCAGAACTTGAAATAGAGGTTTTGCGAGAAAAGAACAAAAAACTAAAGCAAGAGATAAATCAATTAAAGGATTTATTAGACAAACATTTAAACATAAAAACAATAAGAATGGACAAAGAACAACAAAAGGAGTATGCGATTGAAATAGCCGAAAAAGTGTGCAATTACTATCAAATTAAGTATGGACAAATGATGTCCAAATATAGAGGCGAGGAGGTTACTTTAGCAAGGCAAATGACAATGTATTTAACTAAGGAAAAAACCGAATTAAATGGCGAGGAAATAGCACAAATCTTCAATAGGGATAGGACAACAGTTTTACACTCAATCCAAAAGATTAGGGGTCAATTGTCAAATAAGTTTGATGATACCATAAAAAAGGATGTTTTCAACTTAAATGTGCTTATTTAATTTGGTTATTAACACCAAAGTACCTAATTTTAAACTCTAAAACCAACCAATATGAACGAACAACAACTGGCTAAAAAGCCACAACTTTCGTACACGAAAGACCAAGTAGAGTTAGTAAAATCACAGATTGCTCCAGAGGCAACAGTTGATGAACTAAAGCTATTTCTTTATCAAGCACAAAGGACAGGACTTGATGCATTATCAAGGCAGATTTATTGCATCCACAGGAACGTTAAAACGCAAAACGGATGGTCTAAAAAAATGACCATTCAAACCAGCATTGATGGATTCCGAGTAATCGCTGAAAGAAGCGGAAACTATGGTGGACAAAGTGAACCTGTATTTGTAGAACAAGATGGTAAGTTAATTTCTTGTAAGGTATCAGTATTTAGATTTCACGGCGATTTAAGGTATGAAGCAGCCGTTGGAGTAGCTTATTGGGATGAATACTGCCAAAGAACAAATGAAGGCAAACCAATGGGTTTATGGGCTAAGATGCCACATACAATGCTTAGTAAAGTTGCAGAAGCATTAGCTTTAAGAAAGGCTTACCCACAAGATTTAAGCGGACTTTATACAGGTGATGAAATGGCGCAAAGTGATGAAAAACCAGCCTATATTAAAACGCACGATAATATTGATGACTTGGAGTTAGCTATTGATTTATGCATAAGTACAAACGAATTGGCTGAACTTTACACATTGAATCAAGAATTAGCCGACAAAGAAGTAACTAAATTATTTACCAAGAAAAAACAAACTTTATGACACCATTAACAAGATTATGGGATTTAAGAGAAGCAGTTAAGTTCTGGAATTACAAAGTAGATACAAGCTATCCTCAAAACGCAAGTGAAATGATTCATCAATTAAATTTAGCTAAGTATAAACTTAAACTACATAAACAAAAATACTTTCCAGAGTTATTAGAACAACCTAAAAGGGATTACATTCCTTATCAAATGTTAGCTGATAAATTTGAAGTATTTGAAAACTATTTAAACGATTAATTATGCCTTATTCAACTTGCTGCGGAGCATATACCGATATGGATGAAATCGGAATTTGTCCAGATTGTTTAGAACATTGCGATTGGGAGGATGAAGAAGATGAGGAAGAATTAGAACAAGATAGACAAAACGAAATAGCATTAGAACAAGAACAATTAAATAAACATTAAAACTAAAAACAATGATTGTATTAAACATTTGCAAACAAGAAATCAACTGGAAGGAAGCTAAAAACGGCAAACACTACGCAAACGTAGCTACTGACTTTTTAAAAGAACCAGATTCCAATGGAAATACCCACACAGTATGGAACAATCAAACAATGGAGGAACGAGCAGAAAAGGCAAAGAAAAACTACTGTGGTAGAGGTAAGCAAGTTTCTTATAACGCACCAACAGGTAAAAAAGAATTTGCCGTAAACAAACAAGAAAGCGAAGACGACTTGCCATTCTAACCCCCACGTTGGGCGATAACGTTAAGCGCAAATTTAAAACCTACCAATATGAGAGCAGTAACCATTACACAAATTGACCCTAACGAATTAAAAGATATTATTGAAGATTCTATGTTTAGAGTATTATGCAAACAGAAACATAATGATATTATTAAGTTAGAAATTAAAATCAAACAATTAGAAAAACTATTAAAAACTTACAACTATGAGCCAAAACCAACAAATCGCAAACTACCTAAATAAAGGTAGAAAGTTAACCCCTATTGATGCCCTAAATAAGTTCGGATGCTTTAGATTAGCAGCACGAATAGCAGACCTTAGAAATGATGGTATGAACATAAAAACTACCATTGTTAAGCTAAAAAATAAGAAACAAGTAGCACAGTATTCGGTTAATTAGTGTATTTTTGTATTAGGTGTTGCAGACCTATTAAGAACTTATTGCCCTTGAGATGAACTCCTATCTGCAACATAGGAGGGATTTGATAGGGCTATTTTATTTATGAAAAGTAACAGTTATTATTTTAGCCACGATTACAATTCGGCTAATGATACCAAGATTCTGTTTTTAAGGCATCAACTTGGTATGGAAGGTTATGGCATTTATTGGTTTATGATTGAACAATTGGCAAATGCTGGAGGGAGATTGCCATTAGAGTTGATTCCTGTTTTAGCTATGCAGATGCAAACAACCGATGTAAAGGTTAATGGAGTAGTACACAATTTTGATTTATTTACAATAGAGTCTGGGGAATTTTACTCCGAAAGGTTACAAAACCATCTTGCTTTAAGGCAAAATCTTAGCGAAAAAGGTAAATTAGGTGCTGCTAATAGGTGGAAAAATGGGGTGGCTAATGGGGTGGCTATTGGGGATGGCAATGCAAAGGAAAGGAAAGAAAAGGAAAGTAAAGTAAAAGAAACTAAAGTAAAGGTTAGTAAGCAAACGCTATTTAGTGAAACTGAATTTTTAGATATAAATAAATTTAAGGCAGCTTTTATTGGAAGTCAGTATGAAGAAGCTAATTTTACATATTACCACGAAGTCATTAAAAATTGGTCAGATTCAAATGGAGAAAAGAAGTTAAATTGGATTGCAACCGCAAAAAATTGGATGGCAAGAGATTTAAAAGAAGGCAAATTTGTTCATATAAATTATAAACCAAATGCAACAGGAATTAGCAACAATAGCAAACCAAGTTTTAGTGAAAGAGAATGGGATGCCCTTAGAAATTTACACTAAATTAGATTCAGATGAATTAAAAGTTGCTATGGCTTTAGAAACAATGAGTGTAGGTAGATGCTCACCAATAGAAGTTAAGGAGCATTTAAAAACTTGTATTGTTTTAAGTGGATGTCAAACTCCTACAATAGAGTTGTTTCAGTTTTTATGCGAATTTGTAATTAAAAACTATGGCAACTTCAAACTAAAAGAACTTGGAGTAGCTTTTGAACTTTACGCAATGGGGAAATTATCAGTTGACAAAGCGATTATGTTTACCCCTAAATTCTTTGGCGATGTTATGTCAGCTTACAAACCAATATCAATTCAAGTAAGAAACAAGACATATACCCAGCCACCAGCATTAGACATTCCAAAAATCAATGATAATGAAATTATAGAAGCATTGTACCAAAATTGGGATAAGTCAACTAAAAAAGATTGGAAACTGCTTAACATTATGGCTTTTGATATTCTATGGAAGCGAAAAGATTTAAACACAACCAATTTATCAAAGGATGTAGCTGAAAAGATAAAGGCTAAGGTAATAGCATATTACAAGGTTAATGCTAAAACCGATAAAGAGTTGGAAAGATTAACGGATGAATTATTTATAAAAAACGAGTGCAAAAGATATTCTTTGTACTTATATTTACAAAACCAACTATGAAACAATTAACATTTATTTATGAATTAGCAAAGTTTATGCTAATATCAGTTCCTTTAGCTTGTTGCATTTATTTAACTGCACATTTATATTTTAAAATAAAGCGTATAATAAAATGAAATATTCAAACAGTTTTACATATGATTTAGAATTTGGGGAACAAGCCGAAGATTGGGTAAAAAAAATGTTATCAAATGGGTATAAGGTTGAAGTAAAAAATGACCGAAAAATTCATACAACAGGAAATTTATTTATAGAATATGAGTCAAGAGGTTTGCCAAGTGGATTATCTACAACAACTGCTGACTATTGGATATATAGAATGAGTGAATTAGATTCTGCATTAATATTACCAATTAATAGTTTAAAAGGTGTATGTAGAAATTATTATAAACAAAATAAATATTTAAAAGTTGGAGGTGATAAGAATACTTCTAAAGCATTTTTGATACCATTAATAAATTTATTAAATGACATAGCTAAATATGACAGGAATAGACAATAACATTGAGGTTAAATTAATTTATTTAGATACAAAAGAGGAAATATGGTTTAGGTCAATAGCAAAGGCGATAAGGTTTTTAGGTACTGACTATAAAACTATTATGACATATATGAACCCAATAAACAAAAAACGCTACAAGCATAACGATAGATTATGTGTTGTTAGATTGAAAAAATAATTATGTCCAATATAGAAATAACAAATGAAGATAATATGTTACTTATGGCACGTTATCCAGATAAATACTTTGATTTAGCTATTGTTGACCCTCCATATGGTATTGGCGAAGATGGGTCAAAAAATCATACCAGAGGTAAATTTGCAATATCTAAAAATTATAAAGCATTTTCAGGAAATGATATAAATTCTCCTGATATTGATTATTTTAATGAATTAATAAGAATATCTAAAAATCAAATTATTTGGGGTGCTAATCATTTTATTAGTAAAATACCTTATGATTCATCTTGTTGGATAGTATGGGATAAAGATAATGGCGAAACTGATTTTGCTGATTGTGAATTAGCTTGGACTTCATTTAGAACTTCGGTTAGGAAATATAAGTTTAAATGGCAAGGAATGTTACAACAAAATATGAAAAATAAAGAAGTTCGTATTCATCCAACACAAAAGCCAGTAGCACTTTATAAATGGTTGCTTGATAAATACGCAAAGCAAGGAGATAAGATATTAGATACACATTTAGGCTCTGGTTCAATAGCAATAGGTTGCCACGATTACGGATTTAATTTAACTGCTTGTGAGTTAGATAAAGAATATTACGAAAAAGCATTAGATAGGTTAAAAAAACATCAAATGCAACAAAAATTGTTTTAATTTTGCTTTATGCCATTGATACCTTTACCAAAGTTGTTAGAAAAAACCCAAAAGGTAGTTAATGCGTACATAAGGAAAAGAGATGAAGGATTGCCTTGTATTAGTTGCGGAAGCTACAATGGTAATCAAGCTGGACATTACTTTACTGTTAAAGGGTATTCGGCTTTAAGGTTTAACGAATGGAATATACACTTGCAATGTGCTGGATGCAATATGTTTAAGCACGGCAATCAAGCAATGTACCGAATTGGCTTAGTAAAAAGGATAGGGGAAAAAGCGGTTAAGGAGTTGGAGTTTGAAGCGGTTAACAATAGGCTAAAGAAATGGACAAGAACTGAATTAAACGAATTAATTGACAAATATCAGTAACATATTTGAAACGTGCAAAGAGCAAGAAATAGCAGGTTATCCTTGTTATGTTTTTGACATTGATGGTACTACGCACTATGTATTTGGCGAAACACAAGAACAAAGATTTGATTTTATGGCAGATTTAATAAATAAATATGGCGAAAGTAAGCAGCAATAACAAAGTCAGCTTTGGCAAAAGAAAGTGTGGAAAGTACAAAAAAACATCTGGTCCAAAGGACAAACCAGTTAAACCATATCGTAAACAAGGTAAATAATGAAAGACACATACGGTAAGAAGCTATATACTTGTAAATGCGGTACAGTTACCGAAGGATATCTATGGTTTGGTAAGATAAAAGAAACCCAATTTGAATGTACCAAGTGTGGAAAATGGGTAGGATATGACAATTTAGAGAAAAAAGTAGATAGCATAATATCAATACGAACTCCAACAAAAAACCGATAATGAACATCAACGAAATCAAACCTAATCCCAACAATCCAAGAATCATTAAGGATGACAAGTTTAAAAAGCTGGTTAAGTCAATCCAAGACTTCCCACAAATGCTTGAACTTAGACCAATAGTAATAGATGAGAACAATATTGTTTTAGGTGGTAATATGAGGCTAAAGGCTTGTATTGAAGCTGGACTTAAGGATGTTCCTGTAAAACAAGCTAAAGAATTAACCGAAGAACAAAAGAAGGAATTTATCGTTAAAGACAATGTAGGATATGGCGAATGGGATTGGGATGACTTAGCTAACAATTGGGATGAGCAATTACTTACAGAATGGGGATTAGATATACCAAACTTTATTGTAGAAGAATTAGAGGCTAAAGATGATGAATTTAAGGTTCCAAATGAAATAGATTCTGAATTTGTTTATGGAGATATTATTGAGATAGGGGAACATAGATTACTTTGTGGGGATAGCACAAATCCAGAGCATATTGATAAATTAATGAACGGAAGGAAAGCTGATTTAGTTTTAACCGACCCTCCTTATGGAATAGGTTATGAATATGATAAACATAAAGACAACGATAGTGATGTTAATGCTCAATTAGTTGCTGATGTATTTGCTTTACATCAATGCGGGAAGGTCTGGACACCTGGACTAATGAATTTAGCCAGAGATATATCAAGATTCGGAGATACTAAAGTAGCAGTTTGGTTTAAGAAATTTGCTCAAGCTGGAAATGGAGTTGGAGGTGCATCAACTTGGGAACCAATATTAATTCTTGACCCACCTAAGAAAAAATTAGATAATGATGTGATTGAATTGATGATAGAAAAAGAAGAATTACACGGCAAATCATTAAGAGAGTTCCATTCTTGTCCTAAGCCTGTTAAACTATATGGGCAATTAGTTGAGGCTTTTACTGAATTAGACCATTTAATATTTGAGCCTTTTTGCGGTTCCGGTACAACAATGATAGCATCACATCAAATGAAAAGGGTATGCTATGGAATGGAAATGAGCGAAAAATACTGTCAAGTAATTGTAGACAGAATGAAAAAACTTGACCCTACCTTGATTATCAAAAAGAACGGAGTAGCTTTGTAAAATAGTGAAACAAATGTGAAATTATGGCAAATGAACAGAATTTAACCCCATTTAAGAAAGGGCAAGTCGCAAACCCGAACGGCAGACCTAAAGGTGTTCCTAATAGCAAGACAAGGCTTTTGCGTTTATTGGAGTTGGTTACTAAGGTGCGAAATCCAGTTACAGGCGAAGATGAGGAGTTTAGCATAGCCGAGCAATTAGATATGCAGATTATTGCAAAGGCGAGGAAAGGCGATTTAAAGGCTTATGAAATACTATTAGACCGATTAGAGGGCAGACCAAAACAAACAACCGACATCACCGCTGACATAAAGGGTAATGTGCAAATCACAATAGAACCAGATGCAGATTGTCAACCAATTAAAGATTAAGGCTACACCTGTATTCTATGCCAATAAAAAGGCTTACGAGGAAGGTTATCCGATAATATGCAATGAAGGTGGGTCAAGGTCAAGCAAAAGCTATTCGGTTGTTCAATTATTAATTCACATTGCTTTAACCAAGCCTAATACAAGAATTTCGTGCGTATCTCATTCCTTACCACATATCAAGCGTGGAGTTTATAGGGATTTTAAAAACATACTTGAACAATGGAACATCTGGGATGAAAAGGATTTTAGATATACTGATTTTATTTATACGTTTAAGAACGGCTCGTACATAGAGTTATTTGGCTTAGAAGACCCAGACAAAGCAAAAGGACCAGCAAGGGATATATTATTCGTAAACGAGGCAAACCTAATTAGCAAGGCTTTGTTTGACCAGCTTTTAATTCGTACTACTGGACAATCATTCTTAGATTGGAATCCAGCAGACTTTATTTCTTGGGTGTATGAAGTAGCTGATAACCCAAAGAATAAGCGCATCCATTCAACCTACCTAAATAACATCTCAAATCTAAGCGATAGCCAAATAAGAAACATTGAGCAATACAAGGACTTACCAGATGACTTTATGTGGAAAGTTTACGGATTAGGGGAACGAGGTTCTGCAAAGGAAATTATTTATACTCAATGGAAACAATATGACCAAGCACCAGATGGGGATGTATTCTATGGATTGGACTTTGGTTACGTTCACCCAGCTGCTTTAGTTAAGGTTACGCACTATGAAGGACAAAACTACTTTGAGGAAATAGTTTATCAAAGCGGATTGACTTTAAGCGACCTATCAAGATTGATTAAGGAAAAGCTACCAGAACGAGCAACAATCTATGCGGATGCAGCCGAGCCTAAATCTATTGAGGAACTTTACCGACAAGGATTTAATATTAAACCAGCACAAAAGGATGTATGGGCAGGAATAGTTAAAATGAAATCTTATCCAATAAACTTGCACTACAATAGCAAAAACTTAAGAAGGGAGTTTATGTCTTACAAATGGAAAAAGGATAAAAACGATAACGTAATAGAAGAACCTGTAAAGGCAAATGATGACTTGATGGATGCTTGTAGGTATGCCGTGTTTACGCATTTAACCAA